AATGAGTGCGATAATAAAAAGTCATTTGGTTTTGGTTTTATTTTGGTTTACACTAATTTAATTACGCTAAAGGTAAACCATCCTTAGCGTTTGGTTTATAGTATATTATTACTTGTTTTTTTTATTTTTTAATAAATTAGTAAAGGCTATCTTCAAGTCTTGCATTATTCGTTGTAAAGTTGTTCAACCTCTCCTGAATCTAACGCTCTATTAAATATTCTTACTTGGTCTATTGAGCCTGTAAAAGGAACTGACAAATTCCAAGCAGAATTTCCTAAAAGAAGCCCTGTTATATCACTACCGAACACAGTAGGCACTGAACCACTAAAAGTATGGACATTGCTTCCGTTTAAATAAACATTACTATTTGTTACAACTAAATGATTCCAACTTCCGTTATCATAAGCTATATCAGGTCTTGTATAACTTGTACTATCTGCACTTGGCAAATAAATGCCATCAGCTTGTATAGATAGCGGTATATTATAATTAGTTTTTACTCTTAAAACAGGATTTCCTCCTGAATTTGCTTTAACCCATAATGAAATTGTAAAAGAACCTGCATTTATAGAAAATGAATCTACCTTAATTCCATTGTTACTCCCATTAAACACCGCTGCTTTATCTATATACCCTGCGGAATAAGTTACGTTGGTATCAACACCATCATAATTACCCTCTGCATCGTTTGCGTTATCTTCAAATTTATATAAAGCTAATTCACTACCGTCTCCAAATGGGTCAGTTGCGTTTCTTGTTAATGGTACAAATACTTCTTCAGCTATTGCTAAAAAGATGTATGTTCCACCGTCTGCGTTAAATGCTCCATTAGTTGTGTCTACTGAAAAACCGTTAGATAAAAAATTATTAGGAAAAGCTGAATAATCAGTTTCTGCGTATGGTTCGTTTGGAAACAAAACGTCATCTACTGGATTAGATGGATTTCTTGCACTATCCCATATATGCCAATCAGTACCCCCGATATCTGCTCTTTTAGTCATTAAAAATCTTGGTCTAAACCCTGTAACAATAGTATTACCTATTGCTCCTGTTCCAATGTAAGAACCTATTTTAGACATTCCATCTACTTCTGCAAAACAGTAGGCTAACCACCTAAAAGACGTTGGAGTATAATCTGCTCCAAACGTATCAGCCTCTTTAACCCAAGTTAAATCGGAATTTTGACCAGCAGTACTTGAAAGTATTAATGACTTTGTATTATCTTCTGGGTGTGATACATACCACAAATTTGAAGGTCTATCTAAAGTCCTTACCATTATTATTTTAGGCGGTTGTCCTAAACCGTGACCAATTGTTGGACCTGTAGTAAAACTACCTGTCCAAGTAACAATACTAAAACCTGCAGCTTGATTTGCTGACACTTGCGAAGTAATTGTACCGTCTGTGTTTGTTACTGCTGGACCTCCTGCTTTCCAACACCAAGCAACTTGATTACCTAAAGTTGGATCGTTATATCCTGTACCTCCAATTATATTAAAGCCACCAGTCACAAGTTCATTAGGTACGCTATCTTCTGCTGCTGTATTATTAGAAACAAGTCTTAAATTGTCTCCTCTTACAGTATCATATAAAGCATTAGATGCTGCAACGTCTCTTGACTTTAACCAAACTAAATCTGGTGTAAATCCAACATCTATAAATTTGCTTGAATTATTATCCCCTGTATATAAAACAGGATTAAAATAATCTGTAGGTACAATAGTCGGTACACATTGTACTTCATTGTAAAGTGTCTCTACTTCTTCTGATGTTATTGCTCTGTTGAATATGCGTATTTGGTCTACTGCTCCTATTATACTTGCACCTGAACCTGTAGAACCATATCTATTCCCAACATATGTATTATAACTTGGGGTTTGATTATTTATAAAATCAGGCGAAGTGCCATTTAATATAGATGCTCCGTTTAAATAAACAACATAAGCACCATTATTATAAGTTAAACATAAATGATACCAACTACCATCTTTTATGTTTGAAGAAGAAATGTAAAATACTTGAGATTGGTCTGCATCTCTAAAAGACAAAGCTATATTACCTGAACTATAATCTGTAAAAAGAGCATAACCTGTCTTAGCTCCAACTGTTGCTCCGTTACCAAAATAAATATCCTCTCTATTATTCGCAGTTGATGTATGTTTAAACCACCCTGAAACTGTAAAAACAGTTGTTGAGGCTCCATAAGCAGCATTAGGAAAATTAAAAATTGAAGTAGTCCCATTAAATTCCCCTGCATTACCAAACTTACCTGCTACGTTAAAATTAACGTTTGAAGCTGTACCGTCATAACTACCTGTTTCGTCTGTAGCATCTGACATTTTATAATAAGCAATACAAGAAGGTACATTTATATAACTGTTAGATGCAGTTGCAACTGTTTCGTTGTAAAGGTTTGTTACAGCTCCTGCTGAAAGTGCTGTATTGAATATTCTTACTTGGTCTATTTTACCTGTAAAATGATTCACAGGAGTACCAGTTATATTAACTGCTCCTAAACCATAATTTTGTGTTGATAAATATTCAATACCAGCTAACGAACCGGTATTATCTAAAGAACCATTTATATAAACTTTAGCTTCGGATTGTGTAGCAACGCAAGTTACGTTATACCAAGTATTTGTTGAAAGTACGGTGTTACTTATTACTTCCGCAAAACCAGTTCCCCAAGCTCTAAATTTTACCTTGTCACCTGTGTGTGTTGTAATTCCAAAGCCTTTCCCAAGGTTTGGTATCTCATCATAACCATCAAAAATCCATTTTTCTCCATTAAAAGTTGTTACATTTATCCAAACACTTACAGTTAATGTTGTAAAGTTAAAAGCGTTATCTGGTAAAGCAATATAACTACTACTCCCATCAAAAACCGCAGCTTGACCAAATTGACCAGCAGCATAAGCAGGGTTTGTAAATGTACCTGGATATGTATTGTTCGGTATAGAAGTAGCATTACCATCTAATTGATATGTTGCAATAGACTCAAAAGGTGTTCCGTCTAATATTTGAACTGTATCTGTTGTACAAGCTGCTGCTGCACCTGTTGCAGTATTTATAATTCTTTTGCCTAACATATCTTAAATTAAATTATACTAAATCTTCACTTGGGTAAAACTCAAAGGAATATCTTAAAACGCTTTCTACCGTTTCTAAGGCATCTATTGCATCCGTAAATCCATTTGCTTTAGTTACAATATCTTCACGCTCTGTTGCAACACTATCAGGTACTGCAATTTGTCTTTCTGTGAATCTTATAACATACCAATCAGTTGGTTTTAGTAACTCCCCTGCTTTAGTATTTACCGCTATTTTCTTATCTGACTTTAGTTTATCAATATTGTAAACAGGAAGTGTTTCGCCTGTTGGCTCCATATCCTCTCCCATTACCTCATAAGTCGCATCAAAGTCAATATCAATTACAGGATAAGTAAATACTTTTTTTTCGCTATCAAACTCAATAGAACCTAATTTTTGACTTATACTATCGTAGCTTGGTTTAACAACGTCATAAAAACCTTCGGCTTCTATAATATCTTTACTTGCCTTATCGAAAGCTGTATAATACTTTGTTGCACTTTTATAGGTTTTAGGCAACCTCCTCCAAGTACTAATACTCCCATTAAAATCTTTTGCTTTCATATTTTATATACTTTGTGATATTGATAAGAAAAATGTATTTGGTGCAATACAAACAATTTGTATAAAGTTTGTAGCTCCTGCAGTGTTACTATATGTACCTGCTATTGTGGTTATAGTGTTAGTTGTTATATCAAATGTAAGAGATGAAGTACCCCCGGAATCAGTAACAATTAAATCTTTAGTATCACCAATTTGCGCATTTGTGAAGTTTATATCCACAGCAATACTAGATGTCATTGTAAACACCTGAGCAGCTGTGAAATCCATATCTACATCAGCAGCAGGAGTTAATGCTGTAGATGTTGTAAATTGGTCACCTAATACACCGTATTTTATTTTAGTTAATGCCATGTTTTATTTGTTAATTATTTTGTTAAATCCCAAGAAGTTGTTTCTTCATTCCATTGGTAAGGTTGTCCGTCATCCGGATATGGTATTGGCGATTGCCATTTCCATTCATCTTCATTCCAAACCCAACTTGAATAAAATTGTTTTTGCTTATATAAATCCCAAGAAATTGTTTCTTCATTCCAAGAATAAGTTTTACCATCGCTTGGATATTCAATTGGAGCAACCCAATCAAAATTCGAATCTAATATCCAAGAATTAAAAGGTTGTGGAACAATAAAAACATCATTTTCACTGTCATATTTAAAACCGATTCCCGCATACTGTTTTCTAAATTTTCCATTAAATGAAGTTTGCACCCAAGTTGCATTTCCAAATAATCCGTTTAAAAATATCTTTCCTTTGTATTCGGATTCTGTGCCGTCTGTTTTAATAAGCACGTCATTATTTACAACAAGCACTTCCGTCACAATATTATTTTCATCAAGTTTTGCAAAATGTGCCATATTAATGAGTATAAGAACCGCTTCCGGTAAATGTTAAAATTGTATCACTTCCGTCAGTTGTTACGGTTGGACTTCCACTTGTTGTTCCGGAATAAACTGAAGTTGGCATTCTTAAAATAACCACTCCCGAACCCCCCGGTTTTCCTTCTGCTCCTCCCTCGGGCCAAACCCCAGCACCACCACCACCACCTCCTGTGTTTGGTTCACCGGCAGTTGAAAGATTTGAAACAAATGAAGACGCTTTTCCACCGCCGCCTAAACCTCCCGGAACAGTATTTCTGTTGTATTGATCCCCACCGGATCCTCCACCGCCACCAGATCGATAAGTCAAAGTTCCGTCAATTAATGATTGTAATCCATTTCCGCCAGCGCCAGCATAAATTCCGCCGGAATTACCTCCATTAGCACCAGCACCACCACCACCAGACGAAGATGACGTACCGCCTGAACCCCAAGAACCACCATTTTTTCCTTGAGTTGATATTCCTGATCCACCCGGGACACTACTTATAA